GTAATTGTAGGTTTATGTTGTATTCTCTGTGCTTACATGGCTTAAATACTGGAATACTACCATCTGCAAAAACAAGTTGCCGCCTGCTATCTTCAAAATAGCTTTTTAGGTTTCCGCCTTTTGCATAATTCGCGTCGATGCAGTAACTTTTTTCCCTGTCTACTATTCCGTATTCAAGAATATCAGCAAGAATAATCCCTTTATCCTCTGGCTGAGTTACATCAAAGTTCGTCCAGTAATACCGCTGGCGGCTCTGTGCTGATACCAGTGCCGAGTTAATCAGCGTCTTGTGTACTGAGCCTAATGCTTGCTCTGTGTGGTGCGTAATGTACTGTTCAAATTCACGCTTCATCTTGACGTTTTCCATCAAGAATTTAGCATTTGGGTTATGCGTTAGTACATTTTTAATTATGTCCAGAAATGTCCAGAACAGTGCGCCGCGAGGGTCTTTGTCGCCAAGCCCTTTACCTGCTACTGACCAAGCCTGGCAAGGAAACCCACCCGTAACCAAATCAATACCAGCCCAGTCAATATCCCAGTTCTGCCAGTCCAGCACGCTGCCTATTTGTACGGTGTCTGGAAAATTCTGCTGCGTGACTTGGATAGCATACTTGTCTATCTCAGCCGCATAGTAAACGTCTGGCTTTATGCCAATACGATTCAGAGCTATCTGACCTGACGACATGCCGTCGAAGCATGAGAGCACGTTCATTTATCACCTTTCAGTAACTCAACAATGACTATATTTGCATTTCCTAGCAGTTCGTCAATAGCCGCATTTAACGCAGCTGCATCTACTATTTTCTCTAGTTCGATGCCGCCGTATGACCAAGTAAGTAAATACATTATTTCACCACCTTCAGCATGAACAGCTCCATCGCTGTTTTGTTTATCGGTCTGTCGCCAGCTTCCCACTTTTGCCATGCGTTCAGCGTGACGTGTACCATGTCAGCACATGCTTGCTGTGATAGTCCTAGCGACTGGCGCAGTGTTTTTAGTTCTGCGCCTGCGTTTATTTTTTTATTTGTTTGCACAGTGTAAAACCTGATTTTTTGCTTTTTGATTAAGCCCTGAATAAATATCCTCAACCAGAGCACCGTAGTAGCCAGCGCCTAGCACGTAGCTAAACGCTTCTTCTATAGTTGAGCCATTAGAGATAAAAGCCATTAAGCGGGCTGATATTGCGGCGTTTTTTAGTTCGTTCATTTTATTATCCTTATTAAGTCGCCCGTAGGCGGCGGGTTATTAGTTGAAATGTTTAACCGCTTCAGTTTTAAGTTTTTCTGTTAGCTCTTCATAACCACATTCTCTAGGAATATCATACTCAGTAACAATAACCACTTCATCGCCTACCAAGTGAATACCAAGGATTCCAAAGTTTGCGATTGATTGGTTATTAGCGATCAATTTTTCAACTTTGCTATTTGATAAGTAAGAAACATTCATTTTGCTACTCCTTTTATTTGCTTGCCCGATGAATGTATTATATACGCTGTATCTAAATACACAAGCATTATTTTAGTTATTTTTAATTATTTTTTTTCTCTCCACTTTTTCAAGTCTTTGCGTTTCTGCGACCGCTTCCCGCATCTCTCTCTGGGTAACGTTACGAAGTTGCGCATCGTGCAATGCTATCAGCCCACTGGCTGCTCTAATCGCATCTGACGTAAGCAAGTACACGCCGCGTTTTTTAGATAGCTCATACGCGGTTTTAATCTGCGCCTGCGCCTGTTCTATCTCTTCGGATTTCTTGCTGTAAAAATACTTATCATCTATAACTTTCGTCAAATTAGACAATGCCGCGATAATTTCAAAGTCACGCAAGCCTCCGCCATTTAGCAAGTTTTCCAGCGCCAAGTGATTATGCAGATTAAGATCAGTCCGCTGGTCGTCAGTAAGTGGCCGCGCACCGACTATCGCACCAAGTCCACCCATAACAGAAATCTTCTTTTGTTTAATTTTGCTCATGAAGATTCACCGTTGTTGAAAAACTCTCCGTGATGCTCTTTGGCAAATGCTTGGTATACAAGTGAGGCTTGTTCTGAGCTGTCAAAATATCCTAAGTTACTACGATTTCCGTTTACACTGCACCTAGCTACCCATTTTTTATGGCCTTTGTGCCAGTTAACTCCTTTTAACTGTGAGGTACTATTTGATTGCAGTGTTTTATTGTAAAAATTTTCACTCGGTGTCGCTTGGCGCAAATTAGACAGTCGATTATCGTCTTTGACTGTATTTATGTGGTCAATCTGTTCAGTAGGAAATGATCCGTGTGCATATAACCATGCAAGCCTGTGTGCTTTATACCTTGACCCTTTAATTCCGATTACGATATAACCATAAGCGTCATGACTTCCAACCACGCTGCCAGCCTTAATTCCACCGCCAGAAATAAGCCGTGTAAAAATTCCCGTATCGGGATTATAGTTTAGAAGTGATTTTAATTCGGCTTGAGAAATCATTTGCATATCCTTGACGATGAGATTTGAGTAATGCTGGCATCAGGTGGTCAAGCACCTTTCACTTACCCGCTCTCCAGCGACCAGCATGGTGAATTATACCTGAAACACGTAAAAATTCAAATCGATCAGTCAATTTTTGCCATGTTTTGCATCCATTCTTTTTTGCCAGTCACTCTGACAGCTAGCATCACAAAATAAGCCAGCATCCAGCAGTTCTTGGCAGTTATAGCATTGCCCTGAAAATGCCAGCTTGACCACAGTAGCTCGCGTTCTGCTTATTGCCGCATCTCGATATTTCTGCTCTAACTCACTTGCCCTATCGAAATCATCCATGCTTCTTTATCCTCAATTTTTGCAATTCTCGCTTAAAATAATATCGGGAATATCGGGAATTTTATTATTCTCTATATTCTCTATATTTTGAAATAATATGGTTATCTGATAATTAAAATTTATTTAACCTTCCATCGTTTTATTACTTCCTGATGAACCTTGTTGGCATACTCGTCACCGTGTAAATTTTTCCAGTAAGCCAAACACTCACGGCGGTACTCTTTCGTTTTGCTCGCGATTAAAAACGCTGCGGCATCTGGCACTTTAAGCACTCGAGTTTAACGCTTCGTGAACTAATTTCAAACTCGCAGAAGGATATTTTTTAGGATTTTCAACAATCGCTCGCGCCCATTCTTTGAAATCACGTTTTCCAGAACTTAGACGTGTGCTCAGTTCTTTAACGTGTTTTTCTATTTGCTCAGGGTTTGGAACGGAATTCCCTGGTGCTGGTAACTGTATTCGATACTCAGGGATTGCGTCTGTTTTAGCATTTGCAATTGCGTTCGCCCACCGCGTTTTAATCTGATCCCATGAAAGGTTGTTTAGGTCGAACTGCCCTATCGCCACGGCTGACCAATACACCGCTGGCCTACTCCATTTATCGCACTGATTGCCTTGTAGCCTGATTCGCATCTGCTCGCACGCTTCAGCCCATTCTGCTCGATTGTCGATAGGCGGTCGGCACGCCAACTTAAATTCGTCACAGCTTGGTGGGTAAGTGAATTGTTTTACAAGCCCACGTTTAATCTCGACTGGCGAATACCCTGCAAGCTCCTCAGCCCAAACTTTTTTTGCGTTCTCTATGCCAACATCATCACCAGCCGAGCTTAACTTGCCAGCTCGGTATTTGTCTAAAAACGGATTGCCAAAACGTCCATGCAATCGCATGAAAATGCGTTCCGTCCACGATTCGGGCAGAGGATCAAACTCTTGTAAATTCTGCGTCAATGGCATATTCATTTTGATTAACTCCGTTCAGGTGTCCTAGATGCTCGTCCTTGAAAATTGACCGAGCTGCGATTTGCCGTGCATCTTCTTTCGTTTTCCCTAGCGATACGCCGCTAGGTGGAGCACGGCTTATTGTAGGTAACCCGTCCTCCCAAAGTTTCCCATTAAGATACGTCATTGGAGCAGGCTCATAACCAGAAATCCATTTATCAGTTATTTTCAAGGCGGCAATATGCGAAATGATTATTTCAGCAATAGAATCTAAATTCTTCGCTTTCCAGTTAGACAAGCATTTCGCTTTTTGGGTTTTGCGATCAGTTGCTGGCCAGATATTCCAAAATTCGTCAAAGCGTTCAGATGTATGTTTGCTAGAATCGGACGATATAGTATTATTATCTGCTTTATCTGTATCTGTATCTGTATCTGTATCTGTATCTGTATCTGGCGTTCGTTTGCGTTCGCCTTGCGTTCGTTTGCGTTCGGTTGCGTTCTGCTTTTCTGGAATTGGCGATTTTTTAGCCTCTCTCCATGCTTTTGCACGGAGTGCGCCACCATCTTCGCGTTCAACCTGTCTTTTAGACCAGCCAGAAAGTTTATCACCATCCAAAACACGACCTTGCATAGCGGTAAGAATTGCATCGACCTGCTCACATTCCAAATCAAGTGCACTCGCAATGTCTTCGTTACACACGTTTTGCGTTCGCCCGCGTTCTGTTGCGTTCGATGCATTTACTAGCAGGTGCAGATAAACCGAAACCACCGCAGGGATAGATTGCTTTGAGACGCGAGAAATAGTTCTCCACTTCGGATCATTCGGCATGTCATGCCATAGTCGAAACCAGGATGTAGCCATGACTCATCCCACCTTCATCGCAGCCATTACTTCTTTGTAAATTTTCGGCTTTCGGTATCTAATCAGTTCTAAGCAATCAGGTGGGATTGAGTTTCTGCGCCATTGGCTTATTACTGTTGCGCTCTTACCCATCATTTTTGCCGTGGCATTGGTTCCGCCGAGTGCGTCTATCATTTTGTTGGCCAATATATCCATCTCATGTCCTTTGGTTAAATTACACAATCATCATAACCTATAATTTAATAAACTGGAATAAAATTATTTTAATTATTTGAATAAAAAAGTGTTGATTATTGAATTTGTTTGGCATATCATTCGTCAACGGTTACAAATTTCAACGAGTTAAAAGGAGTAGTAAAAATGTACAAAGGTATTTACGGAATAACACAGCACAGCGGCAAGTATAGCCGAAAGGATTTTAATCAAGACCCAGAGGATACGCTGTTATTTAAGGTGATATTTTGGTCAATAGTTGCGAGCGTAACTATTGGCTGGCTGTTCGGGTGGCTGGTATGAATAAAACAGAGTGGGTATCAAAACGAATCTCGGAGTTAATGGCAGGTCGCTATCGCTGGACTGGCGTAGATAATCTGCGCAACTGGCTGGAAAGCCTAGACGCGGCTGAGGCTGAAATTGTGGAGGTTCATATTAAAAATATGAATTTCGGAGAGCTGAAACAACAAGTGTTTATCTACGCATGGACTGCTTCCTACGACGTAGCTATATACGAGTATGACCATTTGGAGGAATTAAAAAACTATGAGCAAGATAAATGATTATGTAATGCAGCAACAAGAGAAATATGGGTTTAGTGACGACAACGGAAATTTTAACGAAGGGATGTACGATGAAAACGAGCGAAATAATAACAATGCGGACTGCATTTCCAGAGCACCAAGTAAGCAAGTTACCAAAACCAACGAAAGCACAGACAGATGCAGTTAAGGCAGATTTCAAAGCAGGCGTTAGATGTGTTATTTGCGGCGGCTGGCACCATCCGCAAGTCGTACATCTTGATTATGTCGGTCATGCGGCACTCACAGACAGATTGCTAGATGTTGATGACGCATGGTCATGGGACCCAGTGGCACTTGATAGCAACGGATTGCCAGCAATTGATAAAGACGGTGGGCTATGGATAAAGCTAACTGTAAACGGGGTTACAAGGCTTGGCTATGGTGATGCACAAGGCAAGACGGGCGGAGATGCTATGAAAGAGCGCATAGGCGATGCTTTACGCAATGCCGCCATGCGATTCGGTGCAGCTCTGGACTTGTGGCACAAGGGAGATTTGCATAAGGATGATGATGATACGCCAGCAACTAAGCCAGTTGCCGCAGTTAAGCAAGAATCTATGCCTGTAACGTATTTATCTACTGACCAGATTACACAAATTCAGGACTTGCTGAAAGTGACTAGCGTTACCGCACAAGCAGTATGCTCAACCGCAAAAGTCAAAAGCTTAAAAGATATAGAGGCGAGCCGTTTTGCTGGTTTGCTAACTTGGATTGATAGTCAACATAAAGGAATTGCAACATGAACATTTTTACATTCACAGGACGAGTCGGCAAGGATGCAACCGTTCGATATACGCAATCAGGCGATGCTGTGGCTATCTTCTCAGCGGCAGTAACATCAGGATTTGGGGAAAAGGAGATTACTACTTGGATAAATTGCACAATTTGGGGCAAAAGATCAGAGTCGTTATCACCATATCTTACCAAAGGCGTGCATGTAGCTATAAGCGGCGAGCTTACTAATCGTCCTTATACGGACAAGTCAGGCAATGAAAAATACTCGCTTGATGTACGAGTGAATGATGTTACGTTGCTTGGTGGCAAACAAGAAGCGAAACAGTCGGCACAGCCAGCATGTTCACAGCCAGCACCAGCGCGTCAAGCGCAGAGCGTTGAAGATATAGACGACGATATACCATTTTAATCACAACGGCGCATATACATGGTGCGCCACTAGGAGAACAATATGAGAACACCTAAAGTAGTAACTGCAAAAGCTGCCAGAATGTCAAACTGGAGGAAAATAATATGAACTTATACAAAACTACCCAAGAATACATCCAAGTAGAAAGCAAACTAACCGACCTTGAACTGGATGATGTAACCCTAGCAGATACGCTTGAGGGTGCACGTTTCCCGCTTGAGCAAAAGGCTATTAGCGTGGCAATGATAGTGCGTAATCTTGAAGCTACCGCCGCCGCAATTAAGGTTGCCCGCGATGATATGGCGAAGCGTGAGAAAGCCGCTGAGAACCGCGCCAAGTGGATAAAAGAATACCTGCTCAATAATATGCAAGCGGCAAATATAACCAAGATTGAATCGCCTTATTTCACGCTGTCGATAGCCAAAAATCCAGAAGCTGTGATTGTAGATTGCGACACGCTCATACCTGCGGATTATTTTAGACAGCCAGAAACTCCGCCGCCAGTGCTTGATAAAGCGCTGGTTAAGAAAGCGATTAAAGACGGGTTTGAAGTGCCAGGCTGTCACCTTGA